TGGTGCAACAAAAGTTACTGTAGATAGTTCAAACGGATTTGCTACTAATGATTTGATTCAGATTGGTGGTGAGATATTAAAAATTGCTGGTATTAATGTAAATGATATTTCTGTAATTAGAGGTCAGGAAGGAACTGCTGATGTAGATCACTTTGATGGTCAGGTTGTTTCTCTTTACAATGCTCAATATAACTTTACAAACAATTATCAGATCTTCAGTGGATCTTTGTCAGGTTACATACAATCATATGATCCTATAACACATAAGATAATAATTGTATATGATTATGCTACACTAAACACTAATGCAAATAAAGTTGTATTAAGTTCTAGTTTCTTTGACACTAGCACACCACAAAGATTGGTATCTGTAACTTCTGTTGATGATGTATTATACAAATTTGAATTCTCAGAAGACAATAGTACATTTGTACCAAATCCAAATATAAATTTACAAGAGTTTTATAAGTATAAGTTTGATACGTCTCATTCTAGTCTCACTGGGACTTACTTTGATATTAGTCCAAGTAGAAACTATAATTTAATTACTGCAGAAAAAACAGAGACAACTATATTACCTGGTAATGCAGGGTCATATACAGATGTTAAATTTGGATTTGGTTCTAGACTTGCTACTAATACATATCAAACAAAAACAGGGACAGACTTTACAAACTTCTATTACTTTGATAGAAAGAATGTAGTGAATGCAGAAGGAGCATATTTTAAATTAATAACTGATCCTTTACAAGGAACTAAAACACTCAATTATGTTACACCAAATCGTTTTGTTTATGATGTTAGTAGTTCTCCTCTTTGGGATGGTTCTGGATCCATTTCATATACTACTACTGGTCAGTTCGCAATCGGTAAGATTAATACAGTCAGCATCATCAACTTAGGACTTAATTATAAAAAAGTTCCAGTAATTACTGGTGTAGATTCTAATGAATCTTATAGAGCTGCAGCAACTGTAACATTTGATACAGCATCACAGACTATAACAGGAGTTGACGTTACAAATGAAGGATCTAACTACGTAAATCCTAAAGTTGTGGTTACAAAGTCTGATGGATCTGATGTAAAATTCAATGCTCTTTTAAGAGATGGAAAAGTTACTTCTATTACTATAGACAAACCTGGTAGAGGTTACACATATGCACCTGAGATAATTATTATTGAAGGAGAAGTAGAAGCATATGTTGAAAGTACTAGTATTGGTGTTCCACAGAGTGTAAGGATAACATCTAATGGTGGAGCATTCCATTTAGATGAGACAGTATCATCTACTTTCCGATCAAATTATATTCTTGGATTAAAAAACTATAATGGCAATTTTAGAATTGGTGAAAAGGTAGTTCAGAAAATTAATAACGTAGAAGTATTCAGTGCAACTGTAGTTGAATGGAGATTTGGATCTAATTTACTTAAGGTAGCAAATTCTACTGGTATCATCCGTGAAGATATTGCTATTGAATCTATATTAATGCCAGTGTCTGGTATTGTACAGTCTATTTACGTAACTACATTTAATGAAGAGATTTCTAGTTTCTATGATAACTTAGGTTACTATACTTCTGATAAAGGAAAACTAGGTGTACAGAATCAAAAGATATTAGATAGTTTATTCTACCAAGATTATTCGTATGTTATCAAATCAGGAACATCAATAGAACAGTGGCGTGATCTTATCAAGTCTACTACACACCCTGCTGGATTTAAGTTATTTGGTCAAGTTGATGTAGAAGCAACTGCTAAAACAGAGATGCCAAAGGAATCTCCAAAATCATCTCACTTTAGTGTTATACAACTTTGGGATCCTGAGAAAAATAAAATTACAGTTGAAAATTCAAGAAGAACTGTTACACAAATTTTACAGAAAGTAGAGAATCAAAGAATACGTAAAGGATTTGGAACTGCTGCAACTAGTGAGTTTAATTTTAATGAAGCAGAAGCATATGAATTTACACTTGGTGCAGTATTTGATGGTTCTTATGATAATGAAGGTAAGTTACAAGGAACTACTACTTTCACTACTAAGAAAGATGGAGTAGCATTTAACTTTGCAGATAACAAATTAAAAAATATGATTGTCACACTTGATGGTGTGATACAAGAACCTGGTGTTGCTTATACTTTAAGTTCTGGAAGCATTGTATTCTCAGCAGCTCCTCTTGCTGGTGTTACTTTCTATGGTAAAGTCTTTAAATTTAAAGATGAACAATACAATACAAAATACTTTAAAAAATTAAGAAATATTTTCCAACGCAGTGGAACATGGATAGATGCTGCAAATCAAATCGAAAGAAACGTACAGTTTATTATTGATGAAACTGTTGGGTATGGTAAGGCAACTCATCCATCATTAGATTGGAGTACAAAACAAGACGATTATGAAGCAAACATCAGAGCAATCTTAGATGCTTACCAACATGACATTAGATTTGGTGGTAATGTTAAAACTATTGATTATTCATCTATCTTTAATAGTAGTAGTGATTATCTTTATATTCAAAATTATAAAACACAGTCAACAGATATCTTTGAGTATGCTACGAGACTAGCAAAACTAGCAATTAGAAACTGGGACTTTGTTGATGTAAATATCGCATATATTCAAGGTCAAAATACAATGACTGTCAGCAGTACTAAGAATCTTGCTGTTGGTTTATTTGTAAGTTCTGGTAGATCATATCCAACAGGAACTAAGATCGTATCTATTGATAGTGAGACTGAAATTACATTAAGTAATTCAGCACTAGCAAACTCTGGTGGCGGTGGTGGTGCACCAACAGGAACCACTACTGTAACTGGCACAGGTACTACAGGAACTGTTGCTACTAGTACTGCACAGGTTCCTTTAGGAAGTACATTCACTGTGCCACCTGGCACAACTGTCACAGTACCTGTTTCTTTCTCAGGTACAACACAAGCAAAGTTTGGATGGAGTGCTTTGAACAAAGGGATGTTCTTTAAAGCAGGGCAATTAATTACTTCTAATAGAGCATATATTATATCTCAGTCATTAGCGTGGGCACAGTCACAATATCCTTCATTAAACTGGGGAACTATTAGCACTAAGTGTGGTAGAGACATCGGTCTCATTTTAGACTCATATGTGTATCATCTTAAGATGGGTGGTAATTTTAAGATTGTAGAAGCAGCACAGTTATACTACCAAAAGAAAGACTATCCTTATGGTGAAGAGTTATATTATATCACTGGATCTCTAACTGAGACAGTTGCGACATTTAATTATGCTAAGGATCTAATGGTACAGGCAATGAGAAACCAGTTGCCAACTACAGATCCTAATGCGATTACAGACTCATTGAGTCCTGTTTGTGCAGAGGTAGAAAGTACACTTAATACCTACCATGGTATTGTTAATACTATTCTTACAGAAGGCAAGGGACTTATAGAGAAAACATCTGTCAATCAAAACAAATCTGGTAACTGGACTGGTACAGTAACTTATTCTAATTACAATATTCTTGGTGATCCACTACTACCAGCACAAGAATGTACAACAGTGATATCTGCAATGGATTCATTGTATGATAACTTAAGCGATGTTATTAAAGAAGTATCCGTAACAAGAAACTTACCTGATTATGTTGATGGTGAGACTACAGACTTTGAATTATATTGGGATGATAATACTGAAGTTAATACAGAGGAAGATGAAGATTTATTCTTAACTATAAATTCTGTATTGCAGAGACCTAAGTTCACAGAAAATTATCCTTTACAAGATTCTTACTGGATTGATAGAACTGTAATTCCTAATGTAGTTAAATTTGATGTTGCTCCTATATGGGATCAGGATCTTGGAGCTAAGTCTATTGGTGAACCAACTGCTGTAGAAAAAGTCGTAGGTATTGGTGTTGGTAATTATAAGAGACTTACTATTGACTATGCTTTAGTTGATGGTGTTAGAAACGGACCTTTCTTAATTGTTGATGTATTAGACTCTACTATTCAAACTATTGAATCTGAAGATAGTTTATATGTATTCTTGGATGGTGTACTACAAGTAAAAGGAAAGGCATATACTATATCAGGTCCTAACATTACATTTGTCACTCCTATTAAGAAGGAGATGAGAATTGATATGCGTTATCTCTATGGAAGAGATGTCGGACAGATATTAAACATATATGATTTTGCACCTGACTCTTACTTTGGTCAGGGAACATTTGCTTTCACTACCGCATTAATGGATACTTTACTCAGGTATGCATGGATGGGTAATAAAATTGGTTCACCAATTCACGTTTGGCAAGTAAGAGCAAATGGTACCAAGAATATAATTGGAGAAATCACAAATCCAATTAGAAATGGAAATAATGTAGTATTTGAACTTAAGTGTCAAAACCCTGTGATAGAACCAGGATTGGACTTCACTTTTGCATCAAAAGGAGATTATAGTAATACTTACGTACTAGCAGATGCAGATATATCAAATGATATTCTAAACTTTAAGACAGATAGTGATGGAAGAAAAATTCTAAAAGATGCTAGTTCTGATTGGTCTGGAACATTTTATGGTAGAACATATAAACCACCATTTGTATACCTTTCCAATGGAGATAATATCAGAGTAGAAGGTGAGGAAGGATTTAGAAAGATTAAAAAATTACCTACTGAAGCAACCAGTAAAGATGGAAGACCTAACGAACAAACTAGCGATGATCATTTTGGAACTGTCTCAGTTGAAAATTACACTGGTACTACTAGAGGAGAAGGTCTTTCAGTAGTAGCAATTATTGAGAATGGATCTGTAACATCTCTTACATGGAATCAACGTAGTTATGATCCACTTACACAACCTACTGCATATCAATACTATACACCACCTATTCTTAAGTTTGAAACTTTAGATGGTAACGGTGGTGGTGCTAGAGCAGAAGTATTAATAAGCAAAGGTCAAGTTATTAGTGTTGATCTTATTGCTGGTGGTTCTGGATATACTACAGCACCAAAAGTTATTACAACTAGAAAATTTGATATCTTAAGTGACAGAGACATTGGTGTTTCTCTAATTGAAATTGGCATCAGCCCATTTGTTCAGAGTGGTGGAATGACTGCTACCTCAGTCATTACTGAGATTGATGAGTCTGGTATTTCTGCAATTTCTGGTATCAGCACCTTAATAGCAAAAGTTGCAGATGATGCTAACATTAAGATTGAGAGGCAATTTGATTTAGATGAAGTAGAGGTATTCTCTATTGGAGGACCTTTAGATCCAAAACGAGATATATTAGAATTAAATACAAATAGACCTACTCCTGCTAGTGAGGTTCAAGTATTTGATACTCATCAGCATAATGCTACTGTTGTATCTGCAGAGATTCAAGATATTGTATCTCTAAATTCTATCTCTACTGTTACTAAAGTAATTACAGCAACTCAACAGATTGAAATTCCTAACAATGCGATTAGTAATATCAACTTCTTTGAGAATGCTGCATACCTTAACGTTGACTTCCTTATCGGTGATAGTATTGCTTATATTCCTGATACAACTAGATTTGCACCTAATGGCAAATTAATGGTTGGTGATGAAGTTATATACTATGAGAAGAAACTTGATGATAGATTCTATCAAATTATTAGAGGATATCTAGGGACTGTAGAGAAGAACTGGGTTGCGGGAACATATCTTAGACAGATTGAAGACGTAACTGTTCTATCTGCTGGACTACTACAAGTTCAGTCTGAAAGTGATGTTAAGATGGTTAACATCGGACTTGTTGGTTCTGGATTTGAAAGACGAGTATTCAGACAAGTAACTACTCCTAGTGATTTAGAAATTACTAGAAATGCAGTAGAGGTTGTTATTACACCTCCACCTGGTGGTGCAGTTGATGGATATGCAGAAACTGCATTTATCAATGACCCTGTACAACAAAGGAATCAGAATCAAGTTGATTTGATCGAAAACGCTATTGGTAACTACACTGTTACTAAACGTGATGGAACTATAATTGAAATTAGAAATGAAACATTCGGTACTAACAATTACGTTGGTTCATATATAAAGACTACTGTAGGTCCTAACATAGGAAACTGGCAGTACATATCATTTGATGATGGAACTGCTGATGTATCAAACTTATCAATTTCTGATATATCATCATACTTCCCATCACTAACTGTTGGTGACTTCATAGAAAGAGCAGACTCTACCTTTACTAAGGCAGGAGACAAGTTCAATCTAGGACTACCATCAATACAAAATCCTGTAGCAATTAGTCAAACTGCGAGTGCATCTATACCATCTACGATTACTGTTGCTAGTACTAACTATTTCCCTACATCAGGGTATATTATCCATAATAATGGAACATATAGTGGTATAATCAAGTATACAGGTAAGACCTCAAATACATTCACTGGATGTCTTCGTCATAATGGTGATAATCAGATTGCGTCTGGATCTGAGATAGTACCTATATCAATCATATAAATAAACGTATAAATAACTCAGGCACTTAATAAAATAACGTCGGAACAGGAAAAACAATGGCTGCTATTATCTCTGATAAGTTTAGAATCTTTAACGCTAAACAATTTTTAGAATCTTTAACCGAAGGACCTAGTGACACTAGCTCGGAAAGATCAAGGATGTATTTCTTTGTGGGAAGACCACAACCATGGAAAGCATATTTAGAAATACATACCAAAAACTCTACGGCTTTCGTAGTCGGTAATGAAGTGTACATAGGTACATACGCATCGACTGCTTTCCGTGCCACAGTTGCTGCAGTTTACGACAGTGCTTTATTATTGACCGACGTTTTTGGAAGTGCTGGTGTTAACTCTGCTCCTCCTCTTGGATCTGCATTAAAAGGTAGAACTGGTGGATCTGGAGGTTCTGACACAGGTGCCACTGCAGTCTCTGGTATATACCGCTATGCAACAGAGGATGTTCCACCATTACCATTAGACAATCAGAGCGAAAAGATTGCTTTATACGACGAATTAATTGCTGCCAAACGTATTACTGATTCTTTTGCAAGAACAGTTATCCGCCGTTACAACTGGGATCTAGTTGCTAACCCCAAGTTCGACATGTTTAAACCCGATTACTCTGCTACTCCTGGTGGCGGTGGTCAAATTGGTAAAGCAACTGCGACAGGTGCTACAAGCATTGCAGATGCTAAGTTCTATGTAATGAACTCATACTATGAAGTATTCAAGTGTCTTTACAACGGTGAAGATCCTTCTAATACAACTGGACAGAACGCAACAGAAGAACCATATGTAGCTGGTGGTAACTATGACTCAGCAACTGGTCTTTATACAGAAACAACTGGTGCTAAGTATATCTGGAAGTACATGTATACTATTCCTACTGATGATGTTCTTAAGTTCCTTTCTTCAGACTTCATGCCTATAGTTCTTCCTGCTAACGTAAGTAGAACTGCAGTTGCTGCTCTTGCAGTTGCTGGTGCTGTTGATGTTGCACTTATTGAGAATGCTGGATCAGGTCTTCCTGCTTCACAGACTCTATACACAAGTATTAAAGGTGATGGAACTGGTGGTATTGTAAAATTTGTTACAAACGGTGCTGGTACAATCACATCTGCTGAAATTCAAGCACGTGGATCAGGTTACACATATGGTAATGTTTTATTTGCAAATGGTAACTTATTCTCTAACACTGGATTATCAAGTGCTGTAACAACTGGTGGTTCTGCTGTTGGTGCTATTGAAGTTGTTCTTGCTCCACAAGGTGGACATGGTTCAGATCAAGAAACAGAATTGAATGGTAAGCGTGTTATGACAAACATCCGTCTTACATATTCTGAAGGATCAGGAGATTTCCCTGTAGATAACGACTTCCGTAGAATTGGTATTATTTCAGATCCATTTAACTATGGTACTACTACATTCTCTACTGCTGATACATTATCAGGATTAAAAGCAATTAAGATTACTGGTGCTTCAGCAGATTACTCACCTGATGAGAAGATTACACAGACTGTAACTGGTGGTACTGCATATGGTACAGTTGTATCATGGACATTAGACAGTGGTTCTACTACTGCTGGAGTTCTTAAGTATATCCAAACAAACGATCAGCATACAGATTCTGGTAAAGTATATGCATTTGAATCTAATGGTTCAAACGCAGTTACAGGAGAAGCATCTACCGCCTCTGGTAATGTAGACACTGCATATGGTAGTACAATACTTGGCGTTACTTTCTCATCTGGTCTTGCTACTCCAGAGATTGAAAATAACTCTGGTGATGTGATTTATGTTGAGAACAGAAGACTAATCACTCGTGCTGCTGACCAAATCGAAGATATCAAACTAGTTATCGAGTTTTAAAACTACGCTAAATACTTTAACGAGAATACTAGTATTATTGGCGGAGTAAGATGCCTCAAAAGACGAACCTAAACGTAAGCCCATATTACGAAGATTTTGATGCGAATAAGAATTTTTATAAGATTCTTTTTCGACCTGGTTATTCTATACAAGGAAGAGAACTAACACAGGTTCAATCAATTCTTCAGAATCAAGTTGAAAGCTTTGGAAAGTATGCCTTCAAGCAAGGTGAACTTGTAATTCCTGGCGAAGTAGGACTTAACACAAAATTAGATTACGTAAAACTATCATCTGTTTCAGAAGTTGCAGTTAATGATGGTAGCAACAATATTGTTTATAAGAAATATGATATTTCTCAATTAATCGGTCAAGAATTAATTGGGTTAACTTCTGGTGTCAAGGGAAGAATAGTTTCTACGAAACTGGCAACAGAAAGCACAGCAGATACTTTGTTTGTAAATTACGTCAACAGTGGTTCGTCTAACACTGAGACTACTTTTAGACAAGGTGAGACTCTAGAGGTAGTTGATGGTGTCAATACTCCTTTACTCGTTGTAGGTACAGATGGTAGTGTTCTACCAACCAGTATTAAAGTTACAAATCCAGATACTAATGAAACAACTTCATTAGAAAGTTCTGCAATGGGATTTGCTTCTGCTGTTAAGGTAGAAGAAGGTATTTACTTTGTTAATGGTTATTTTGTTCGTTGTGATGCAGAACTTTTAATTATTGATGAGTATTACAATAAACCATCTGCTAAAGTTGGTTTTACAATCAAAGAAGAAATTGTTACTCCAGAAGAAGATGCATCTTTATATGATAATGCAATTGGATCTTCTAACTACACTGCACCTGGTGGTCATAGATTAAAAATATCTTTGGTATTAAAAGAATTTGCTCTTAATGCAATTACTGATAAGAATTTTATACAACTTCTTACAGTATCAAGAGGAGTAATTCAAAGAAAAATTGAATCAACAGATTTTAGTGTTCTAGAACAGACTCTTGCTCGTAGAACATTTGATGAGTCTGGTGATTATGTTGTTGATAATTTTACAGTAGACGTTCGAGAATGGGCACAGAAGGACGGTAATACAGGTTTGTATGCTGTAGATGCTTTTGGTTTATATAACGGATACAACGCAACTGAGTCCTCTAGGAAGATGGTTGCTAGTATAGGTCCAGGTAAGGCATATATTAAGGGATATGAGATTGTCAATAAAGAGACTAAGTATCTTGAGATTAATAAAGCAAGAGAAAGTCTTTCTACTGACAATGTTAATTTAAAATCTAAAGGTCTTCCATCTTTTAGTGTTACTAATGTATATGGTAGTGTACCTTTAAACAAAGAGGGATCTGATCTTACTGCATATCCAGACGTATTTTTGTACAATACATTTAATGATGGTTCTGTCGGATTAAACAATACTGAACTATCTACAGATCACAGACAAACTATTAGTAGAAGGGGTCTTAGTTTTACTCCTAATGATGGAATAAAAACTATCACTTTACAAATAACAAACACAACTACACTTATCGGTGCTGTAACTGATGCAACATTTCAAAGTCAATTTGGAACTCTCTATTATATTAAGACAAGAAGTGACACTGGTACTCCAACAGCAATTGGTTCTTTTAAAACATTATCTTTTGCCACTACTAATAAACCACTTGTTAATGCATCCGAGTCTGTTCAGTTTTTAGAGCTCACAGTATATGGTCCTAAGAATGAATTAGAATCTTTATTATTAGAGTATGATTTATCTGATACTGAGTTTAAAAGAAAGATTTTCTTAACAGAAGCAAATGCACAAACAAACTCAGGTGATGAGTTTGGATTTGTTGTGGATTATTCTTCAACAGTTACTCCTGTAATTGGTAAAGTAAAACCAAATAACTTTTTCTTAAAGAAGAGAGGTTCTGGTTTTAATTCAGATTCTGACATTATACTTTCTAGAGGTCGTCTTGCTGCTGGAACAAGTGCATATAATAGTACATTTGGACTATCTTATTTTGATCCTCAGTTCTTCACCAAAATTATTTTAGAGTCAGTTCCTACTGGAACCAATGCTTTTGATGAAGGTAAGTATGTGTTTGGTATTAATAGTGGTGCTTATGGAGTTGTTGAAGGAACTGCCTCTGGTGTTTATAGTACAGGTGTACTATTATTTGTAAAAACTCTATCAGGAAGATTTTTATCTGGTGAAACAATTAGAGATGAAGGTGGCAGCACTGTAAGAATTGCTAGAGAAAATACACTATCTCATTTTGTTGTTCAAAGTAGAGGATTGGGTTATGCAGACGGTGCAACACTATTAATTAATGGATTAGAATTTGATAGTTCTAAAATAGATTTATCAAGAACTACAGATGGAAAAATTTATAAAGCATCTGTTGCTAATAGATCTGCAGTAAGTGTTGAATACGCACAACCTCCTGCAGTTACTGTAAAGAATCCTGATGGAGCATCTGCTCCAAATGCTGCTGCTAATATTGAACCTGTATTGTATAGAGATACAGTTACTACATATACACCACAAAATGTTAAGTCTGTGGCTTGTTCTTATGGATCAGGTAATGCAAATACTTTCTCTGCAGACGTTGTAGTAGATAGTCAAATTTATTCAGAAATTAAAACTGTAACTGACTACGCATTCTTTGGTAGTCAAGGATCTACATTTATAGAGTCTACAAGTTTTAGTGCAGATGCATCAACAGATGTACAACAAGGAGATTTAGTACAATTTTCTGATGATAGTAATAATCTCGTTAGGTCAATCGTTCAGTATGCTACAGAACAAGAAGGATCATATAAATCTAGAATTTACTTAGACACTGCTTTACCAGGTGCAGTTACTAATGCTAGTATTGTAAGATTACGTCCGAAAGTAGATAATTCTACAAGTGGTACATTACTATTTTCTACTGGTAGTAAACAGGTATCTCAAATTTCTTCTGGTGGGGATGATACTAAGATTAAGTATTACTTCCGTAGAGATTTTGTAACTACTGCAACTACAGGTGGTGGTACAATTACATTTGCTGCACAGTTACCATTTGGTACACAAAGGTTTGCTGCATTTACCGAAGAGAATTATATTATTACTGTATTAGATCCTGGCGATGCACCTGATATTGTGAAAGGTGATATCATTTATGTTGGAGCAGATGTTGTAGATATATCATCTGCTACTGATACTGCTAGTGGTCTAACATCTGGTAGTATTAGTTTACAGTTAGCATCATCATATTTTGGAACTATTCCTACTAATGGTGCTTATCCTAAACTTAAGTTAACTGCAACTCTAGAAGTATCTAATGCAAAACCAAGACTTAAAACTGTAGTAAAAAATAAGAGAATTACAGTTACATCTGCTGGTGATCGTGTTGTTCCTTTAAGAGGTACTGACTACGATACTGAAGTTGTAGAGATACTTTCATATTCTGATGCATACAAGTTAAACTATGTTTATGAAGGAACATCAGCACAACCACCTGAGATTGATACTGCTGGTAATCTAATTTCTGGTACTGATGTTACATCAAGATATACATTTGATAGTGGACAGAGAGATACGTTATATGATGTTTCTAGAGTAGTTTTAAAACCAGGTTTTGATGAGACTACAGGTCAACTTGTTATTTCTTTTGATTACTTTGAACATTCACAAGGTGACTTCTGTACAATTGATAGTTACTTACATGAAGCAGGAGTTTCTGAAGATGAGATTCCTACATTCGATTCTTCTGTTCTTGGTATTACTGAACTTAAAAATGTAATTGATTTCAGACCTAAGGTTGACAGTGGTAGTATTATACCAGGTTTCTTAGATACTTCTACTTTAGAAGTAACTAATGGATCTTTCTCTGGTGCTGGTGCAATTATTGCAAGTAGTCCTGCCCCTGATAAAGGTTTAGAATATACATTCTCATTCAGTCAAGTACAATACTTAGATCGTATTGATGGTATCTTCTTAGACAAGAAAGGTAGTTTTATAGTTAAAGAAGGTAACTCATCTCTTAATCCTACAAAACCAGATGCGATAGAAGACGCAGTACCATTATTCTATGCTTATATCCCTGCATTTACAAAGACAAGTAAAGACGTAAGACTTACCCCAGTTGATAATCGTCGTTATACAATGCGTGATATCGGTAAGTTAGAGAAACGTATTGAAAGATTAGAATACTATACAACACTTAGTATCCTAGAACAGCAAGCACTTAACATGCAAGTTAAGGATGAAATAGGTCTTGATAGATTTAAGTCTGGTTTTGTTGTTGATAACTTTGAAGCACATAAAGTTGGTAATCTTAGATCACTTGATTATCGTTGTGCTGTTGATGCTCAACAATCTGTTCTTCGTCCACAGTCTAAAGAAGATTCTTTAGATTTAGTAGAAGTTAATAGAAGAGAAGATCAAAGAGCAGTTTCTGGATATAAAAAATCTGGAAACATGGTAACGTTACCATATTCTCCATTATCATTATTAGGAAATAATTTCGCTTCATCAACACTAAATCCAAATCCATTTGTTGTTCTACAATATGTTGGTGATAGTGATATATCTCCAGCGATAGATCAATGGTATGATTCTAGTATAGAACCAGTTGTTGTAGATACTAATACAGATCTCTTTAATATATTCTTAGCAAAAGAAAGTGTAAAAGAAAGTTTCTCCAGTTTACATAACTCATTTGTTATTAACTGGGTTGGAGCATCATCATCTTTTACTGCAATTAATTCTCTTGGTGGAGTTAATTCACAAATTGCTAACACATCTGTACAGAATGCATCTGTTGGTAGTTCTTCTAATATCAGTCCTCAAAATAATGAGGTTGGTAAGGGATTACAAACTAAATCTGTAGGTAATAGTATTGTTTCTACATCACTATCATTCTTTGCTAGAAGTGCACCTATCAAATTTAAAGTTGGTAGAATGAAACCTAATACTAGAATATACGTGTTCTTAGAAGGTAGAGATGTTAGTCGTTGGGTTAACCCTGATCTTAGATATACAGGAATTGCAGGAAACTCATTATCAGCATTTAATGGTCCTATAACCACAGATGAATATGGTAATGCTAGTGGTTTAATTATTCTACCAGCTGGATCACCTCCTAATGAAAATGCTATTTGGGGTGGAGACATTGATACTGTTGGATATGATGCATCAGCAGAAGCATTGAATTTTACTGTTGGAACTCTTACATTTAGATTTACTTCTAGTTCTACTAACGAAGAAAAATCAAGTGTAGATTCTTATACAGAAGTTAAGTATTATGCCACTGGTATTTTACCAGAAAATCCTTCTAGTATTGTTTCTACAAAACCATCTATATTCAAATCCAATGAAGGTGTTCAGTTAATTGAAAGTAATACTGACAATCCTGTAAGACCTAATCCTCTTGCACAGACATTTAAAGTAGAAAACTTAGATGGTGGTTGTTTTGTAACTGGTATTGATCTTTACTTCAATAAGAAAAGTGCAACTATACCAGTCAAAACTTATATTACAAATGTAGATGCTGAAAAACCAGCAAAAAATATTGTACCTGGTAGTGAAAAAACATTAACACCAAATACTTTCCTTAAATGTTTTGCTAGTGGTAACATGGCAATTTACAAAAATGAAAATGTTACTGGTGCATCTTCTACTGCCTCAGGTCCTATACTTAAAGTATTTGATAAGAACAATGTAGAATTAGTTGCTACTGCATCTGGTAAGTATAGTCTTACTAATGAGCAAGTATATACTGTTGTTCTCAGTAATCATAATGGTAAATCATTTATACCAAATGAAGATTTAATTATCCCATCAGTAACTCTTGCAAATGCAACAGATGGTACTGATTTTATTCTTTCTATTGCAAAAGATAGTGGAAAGTTATCTGATGTCAGAGTTACAAATACTGGTTTAAATTATGACAGTGCAATTCTTACTATTGAAAGTCCACAATTACCTGGTGGATCTACTGCTACTGCAAACATAGAAGTATCTGGTGGTAAGATTTACAATGCTGAGATATCACTAAGCGGATTTGGATATACAGAAGCACCAGCAGTTGTTGTGAAAGGTGTTGGTAATGGGTCTGGAGGATGTCAAATCCAAACCTTTATAGAAATAGATACACCAGCAGTTAGAATGGGTGTAGCGACTGATCAGA